TCCGATGGAAAACTTTTAGTTGGCACGTCTACTAGTCGTAGTGTTGGCACAATCCAAGCTTCAATTCAGGCTGAAGGAGCTGGCATGCTGCCGTCTTCCCTCAACTTAACCAACACCGCAAACGACACTACCGGACCATCGCTGCGTTTTGGCAAAGTACGCTCGACCTCAGTTGTTCAAAATGGAGATACTCTCGGATCAATTGCTTTTTGTGGTCATGATGGTACAGACCTAGACACACCTGGGGCATATGTACTTGCTGAAGTAGACGGAACCCCCGGATCAAATGACCTTCCGTCAAGACTAGTGTTCTCCACTACCGCCGACGGAGCGAGCAGCCCGACGGAGCGGATGAGGATTTCAAACGGCGGTGTAATCGGCATCGGACGTACCAATCTTTCGCTAGATGGCACGGTTACTGGCATTGCATTGTCCCCAATAGGCTATGCAGAGCTTTCAAGAGAAAGTGGCGCACCAATGTACGTCAACAGAAAAACAAATGACGGCGACCTGGTGCAGTTTGCTCAAGATAATATAGGCGAAGGCAGTATTTCCGTTTCCGGTACTACCGTCAGCTACAACGGTGCTCACCTTTCCCGTTGGGCTCAGCTCCCTGGTGGCGCTGAACGCGAAGAGATCTTGCGTGGCACCGTACTGAGCAACATCGACGAGATGTGCGAATGGGGCGATGAAGAGAACGAACAGCTCAACCGTATGAAGGTGAGCGACGTTGAAGGCGATCCCAACGTGTCCGGCGTGTTCCAAGCATGGGACGACGATGACGATACCTACACCGACGACTTCTACTGCGCGATGACGGGTGACTTCATCATCCGCATTGCAGAGGGCGTCACGGTGCAGCGCGGAGATCTTCTGATGTCCGCTGGTGATGGCACCGCCAAGCCCCAGGTCGACGACATCATCCGCAGCAAAACCATCGCCAAGGTGACTTCAACTCACGTCACCTGCACCTATGACGATGGCAGCTACTGCGTGCCCTGCGTGCTGATGGCTTGCTAGGCCCAGTAGTCCTACTCTCCTCTGTGTCTGAGTTAGCTACAATGAAGCCGTCGCCGTTGCATGGACTGGAAGTGTCTGGTTGCTGCATCGGCTCTAAGTCCTAGCTTGCTAGGCCGGGAGGGTTGATCGCCTCCCGCAGAATTTGACAAGTAGCAGCAGTAGTCATTCCCACTTCTACGCTTAACCCAAATGACCAACTTTTACGACGAAGTATCTTCTAATTTTATGGCCGCTCTGACACAAACAAAACCACCGAACCTAAAAGAACATTTACTGAAGAAGCTCGATCACGTCAGCTATGTAGCAGACACGAACCAAGAAACTCAATTCGCCATTGAAGATCTCCGTCTCGCCATAGAGCAACTGCCCGACGCCGAGTAGTCACCTTCACAAATGACACAGTGACACTGACAGTCAGCGAGCTATGGGACGCCTTCCTTGCGGAGCGTTCTATTTCGCTGTGCCCAACCAGCCTGACGTCTGATTACCGTCAAGTCACCAAGTGGCTCAGGCGCTGCCCAGTGCAGGATATTGAGCAGGCACGGCAGGTGGTGATCTGGGTGTTGGGGCAAACCCCAGTGCTCACGTCTCGCCGCGTGGCGATGTACACCAAAAGCATGTACAAGTGGGCAGCGCAGGAAGACGTCGCGTATCTGGCACGCAACCCGCTGGCAAGTTTCAAGATGCCAAAGGCGCCGCAGCGGGACATCGACATCATCGTCATCCCGCGCAATGAGGTTGGCTTGGTGCTAGCTGCCCTGGCCGCGAAGTACACCTATTGCAGCGCTGACTGGTCGGCTTACACCGAGTTCATGCTGCAGACCGCCATGCGCACTGGTGAGGTGCGAGCCCTTAAGTGGTCAGACATCAAAGATGGCAAGATTCTTGTTCACAGCAATTGGACCCTGACGCACGGTTACAAAGACAGCACCAAGACCAACAAAAAGCGATGGGTGCCGCTCAACCGCAAATGCCAAACGATTCTTGACCAGTTACCAAAGGACGGCGAGTTTATTTTCCCTTGGGACCGGCTTGCATTTCAGAGCTACTTCAGGAAAAAGCTGCAGCCGCTTCATGCTGCTGGCCTGATCTCCCATGCTTACCGTCCATACGACTGTCGGCATACGGCAATCAGCCGTTGGATCGAAGCTGGCATCCCAGTGCCGCAGGTTGCAAACTGGGCGGGCAATACGGCTGAGGTGATCTTTAAGCACTACTGCAACACGACTCAGGAATACGAAGTTCCTGAGCTTTGACTTACACTGCTGCTACTGACCACCAATCATGAGCATCACCTACAACTGGGCCATCGCCAACCTAGAACGCGAGGTTTCGGACGGTTACGTCTTTACCGCTCACTGGACGGTGGTGGGCATCTCTGATGAGGTTGACCCCGAAGGCAATCCCTACAACTCCGGTGCCTATGGCTCCATGGGTCTGGAGCGTCCTGAGGGCAGCATGATCCCGTTCAGCCAGCTCACCGAAGAGCTTTGCGTTCAGTGGGTCAAGGACAAGTTCGGCCCCGATAAGGTCACCGAGATCGAGGAAGCGCTCGCTGCACGGATCGTAGACCAGCAGTTTCCGACCGTTGAAGCTGGCGTCCCGTGGCAGTAAAAGCAAAGGCTGGTCTAAGCGGCACCGTCCGCAAGAATCCTGTCCCCAAGACAACCAGCCAAGGGCAAGGGCAGCGGTCCAGGCCGCGACGCCGTGGCCGCAAAAAGCTGCGCGGGCAGGGTCGTTAAACTGATTACATGATCGAGGTCATCGCTGCTATTGCTGGAGCGTCGATCTCCGTTGCCGCGATGGGCGCGATGGGCTTTAGCCGTCGCAACGATGAAGCACGCGAAGCTGTAATCAGACTGACCGCTGCCGTAGAGCATATTGCCACACAGCTAGAGGTGCTGCATACGGACATCAAGGAAGACCGTAAGGAAACTTTTTCACGTCTTAATGGCGTTGAGCAGCGCGTGACTATGCTTGAGGCACGGCCTACACGCTAACCCCGTGGACTTCCTTTCTCATCCCGCCTTCTGGATTATCGTTGCTGCTGCTAGCGAGCTGATCGCCATTAGCCCGCTGAAGAGCAACAGCATTGTGCAGCTGGTGTTTCAGGTACTGAACCTGCTGAAAGCAAAAAAGCGCTGACCTCGTTCGCTATTCGCAAACAGCGATTCGAGGCCCAGTTGCCGGCCAAACTAGACCAAGCCGAAGCGGACTGGCACGCAGCGCAGCCCGTAGGCCCTGAGCCGGTGATTACGCATCACCCAGTAGACGACACACTGCAAACCGGAGATAGCCGCCTGCTTGGCGGTGCAATGGAGATCAAGTCACCATGGTCAAACTGAGCGACCTGTTCCGGTACTACAAGCACGGCACGCCACACCAAATGGCGGCCATCTCTGAATTGGAAGCGGAGCTATTAAAGGTTGCGCCTGCAATCTTGAATAGGGACCAAGCCTGGTACAAAACCTGGCAGCAAGGCGGCAAGCTGCATAATTATGGGCCAGCGATAAAGCTGATAAAAGAGTTTGAGGGCTGCCACCTAAGCGCTTACCCTGATCCGCTTAGCGGCGGCGACCCGTGGACCATCGGCTATGGCACCACCAGGTACAGCGATGGCCGCAAGGTGCAACGCGGCGACAAGATTACAGTTATTGAAGCCAGCAGCCTGCTTGAACTTGAGATAGACCGCATTGCCGCCAAGCTGCGTGCCACGGTGCCGTTTTGGAATGCCATGAGCGGCAACCAGCAATGTGCGCTGATTAGCTTTGCCTACAACCTGGGCAGCGGGTTCTACGGATCCGAAGGATTTGAGACGATCAGCAAACGGCTGAAGGGCAAGGACTGGGCAGGCGTCCCTGATGCGCTGCTGCTGTACCGCAACCCCGGCACCAACGTCGAGGCTGGTTTGCTACGTCGCCGGCAGGCAGAAGGCAGGCTGTGGGTTGGCGATCAGCAGCAGGGAGCAGCCAAACTGACGCCTAGCAGTCCGTTCAGCGCACGGATCACGCCGCACATCCGAATCGGTGAGTTTGCGCTAGACCAAGAGGCACGGCGCTTTGATCACCAGTACCAAGTAGATACCGCAGCTGAGCTGGCAGCATTCCTAGAACGCGCTCGTGGTGCATTTGGCAACAAGCCGCTCATCATCACGTCGGGTTACAGACCAGCAGCCATCAATCGGCAGGTAGGTGGTGCCAGCGGCAGCGAGCACCTATTTAATGCGCCCGGCGTGGGTGCAGTTGACTGGTATATCAACGGCGTGGACATCTATAAGCTGCAGGACTGGTGCGTCAAGCATTGGCCATACAGCACTGGACTAGGCGCACCCAAGGGCTTTATCCATACCGGCATCCGCCAAGGCAGGCCGCGTCTCACTTGGCCTTATTAGACTGCCTGTGTAAGCCGCTACCAACGGCATGGCGATCACGTCTACGCGAGTATCGCCAGAGCTTTTGGAGATACGGATACCGTACAACAGCACCAAGGAAGAAGCAACCTTTCTGCTGCTGTCGGACATCCACCTAGACAACCCAAAGTGCAACCGCAAGCTGCTGCTGCAGCACCTGGATGAGTGCAAAGCGATTGGCGGCCATGCTTTGATGTTTGGCGACGTGCTTTGCCTGATGCAAGGCAAAAAGGATCGGCGCGGCAGCAAAGGCGACATCAGACCAGAGCACCTTGGCGGCAACTACTTTGATCTGGTGTTCCGCGAGTCAGCCGACCTGCTCCGGCCATACGGTGACATGATCCTGATGATGGGCGACGGCAACCACGAGACTGCCGTGCTCAACAATCAAGAGATCGACCCGCTAGAGAACGTGGTGCGGCTGATGCGCAACGATGGCGCGGTCACCGAACACATGGGCTACCAAGGCTTTGTGCGGTTTGCGTTCCGGCAGTCAGCCGGCCGTACACGCCGCTGCACGTTGTTCTTCCACCACGG